TATACAACAACAAGTTGCTATGCTGCGAATGATGGAGATGAAAACATTCGTCCCCGAGGTTGGTGTACGCACTAGTGAGAACGGCTATTGGGTCGAGGTGATGGGCGAGTAAAAATCTTTGTTGTGGGGCTTGACAATGTTACAGTATGTTTATAAATTATAGTCACAACGAGGATTATTATGGATCGAAGATTTGTTATCTGGGTAACTATGGATGAGCGCGGCGATTCGATCAGTATCGTTGCGCGAGATAACGAGTCACTTGAGACCGTCAACATCAAGGAGTTTCATGGTGCGCCTAAGTTCATAGTTGAGCGGTTCGCTATGCTTAAGTTAACAGATGTTAATAAATCTGCCAAAGGAGAGTTTATAGGACGAAGACTGCAAGACAACATAATTGTTATTTACATTACGTACGACGAATTTCAACAAATAAAGGAAGAGTGCAAATGAAAACCAAAATCTCAGTTCGTGAAGCAGTAACCCGCGCTATCAAAGCGCACGGTCCGATGACCCCAAAAGAACTTACCAAAACTACTGGTAGAGCATCTAGCCGTGTGTACACAGCGATTAGTATGATGAAACAGAATGGCTATCTAACTAGATTGGGCAATGGGCAATACGCAATAGCCGATGCCCCTGCGTTGACCGCCATAACACCGAATATTGAGCCAGTCAAAACATTACCGTCCAAACCAGAGATATCTTTTGCAAAGCAGCTTGGTCGGGCACAAGCAGAGATCGATAACTTGCAGAAGAAGTTGCAGGATATCACCATCAAGTACTACGACAATTTAGCTGTCCTACGTTATCTTGAATCCAAACTCACTATCTCCAAACGCACGTAACCATGCCAACACCTGAGAGCAAAGTTAAGGATAAGGTGAAGAAGTTATTAGCTGCGCATGGAGCCTACCACTTCATGCCAGCTACGCATGGCTACGGATCGTCAGGAGTTCCTGATATTGTCGCTTGCCTACATGGTAAATTTATTGGTATTGAGTGCAAGGCAAATGGCAATAACCCCACTGCGCTTCAAGTAAAGAATTTGCGGGAACTATCATCGGCGGGGGGCATAGCAATCGCCGTTGACGAAACGGGACTCGACAAACTAAAAGTTTTGTTAACAGACGTTAATAAATTGAGCGATGGGGTCTTTCTTAATTTTCTAAAAAATTTTGAGGGAGATTGATATGTTGAGGGATGGACGGTTCATCAAGGAAGAGCCACCGAAGATCGGGCGGTTCTACGTACCACAGGTAAAAGAAGAAGACCATACACCAGAAGAACGATTTATGCAGAACGTGTTGCTCGGACATAAAGAGCAGCAATATTCGTTTCTATCAAGAGTGTTCGGCTTCATGTTGCGTATCTAATTGGAGTAATCATGAAAAGTTCTTTTCTGTTGTTGGACACATTGATAAAAGAGTTTGGTTTGAAGAACGACGCAGCACTTGCTAAGTTTTTGGAAGTACCGCCAAGCTCACTATCTAAATGGCGTAACGGGTTTCAAGGCGTGTCGGCAGAACGCATACTGCATATATACGATAAAACCGGATGGTCAATCGAGAAGATAAGGGGGCTACTCAGATGACATCGATCCTGATGCTGATAGGTATTTTACTTATGGGTGCTGGGATCGCAGTGTTGGTGTTTGGGTTAGCAGCGGTGTTGTACATGTTGTTAGATGAGGAGCGAAGATGATTGTCGAAGCGATTAACTACAAAGCGGTGTGGGCATGGATCAACGCAGTCTGGGCAAAGTCACTGATTGCTGTTGTTTTGTTTTTGATTGGGCTGTGGATCGGTGGCGTAACCACTGAGGGGAGAATCGTTTCAGACTGCAAGTTCGCTGGGTCATTCCGTGCAGACATACAAGCGTTCAATTGCCAGCGGAGGATTTGATGAAGACGCGGTTCTGTACCAGTTGCCAATGCCATCGAGAAGAAGCTACAGGTGAGATGCGTGTTACGCCGAAGGCACGGCGCTGGATATGCCGAGCATGCTTAGACCGTAAGAGCGAGAGCATCTACCGCAATGTAAGTAAGGAGAAGCGATGAACAGAGATGACATTGTGCGTATGGCAGAGGAATCGACGCCAGATCATATGATAGGCGGTTGTGAATTTGATTACGCGCAGCTAGAACACTTCGCTGCCTTAGTCGCAGCAGCAGAACGCGAAGCCTGTGCGAAGGTCTTGGACGAGATGGCGGCGGCAGACAAGCTGTCGAACTATTACCAAGTAGCAGCGTTGCGAATCAGAGAGCGAGGTGCGCCGTGACTGAAAAACAACCCGAAGAAATGCGAGTGCCTCTGCACGAGTTGCTTGAAGATATTCCTGAAGACTTCCGCATCGGTTTTAAGGATAACGATAACTGGAGTGCTGGTGTGACTTGGCATCCGATAGGAGTTATGTGCCATCAAGCCGCCGCCGAACTACGCCGCTTGCATGAGGTCAACGCCGACCTGCTGGCTGCTCTTAAAGAACTACTGAGCGAAGGAAGCGAGACGTTTCCTGACACGATTGAAGCAGCCCGCGCCGCCATCGCCAAAGCTACAGGAGAACGACAATGACCATCACACTAACCCGCGAGGAAGCGCAGCAGTTATTAGAAGTGTTTGAATTGTTTTTAGAGGAAGCTGAAGACGTTACCACCCTTGAAAACAACTTAATCAAAATGCTCCGCACCCGACTCGCGCAGCCTGAACCGGAGCCGGTGGCGTGGCATGAACCCGGAGCATACGGTAACGTGACTGTGTACAAAGATTGGGCAAAAGAAAACGGTTGGTTGCCGCTTTACAAGGAAAAGAACACATGAGCTACGTCGTGGCATCACTGCCGCCAATTAAGTGCTTCGTTCGCAGGGAGTTCCTGTACAACTTTACGAAGGGACATGGCGAACTGGAGCCAGCGATCTGGGTGAGCATCAAGGCACTGCGGGGGCAGGTGTTCCGTATCGAGTCGCTGCTACCTAACTACGGGGCGTTGTATGACAAGCTACCAATCCACGCCTATGTTTGGTCAGAGGATCATGGCGATCTGCCGGTTGATACCTTGCAGCTATGGGATTGCATGGGCTACCGCTTCACCGTGGTAGAGAAGATCGGCTTACGCAATTTAGGTGTGAAGTTCTTGGGCAAAGACAAGCAGTGGCATTTCGGGCGGTACATGTTTACGGTGGACTTCTGTGCCGATGGCATGGACGTAGACACCGGCTTTACCGAACAAGCCGAGGAGCACAAATCGTTTAACTTTATCCAGCTAGACAACGGGCAGTTTGCTACGCAACCGAACAACCGATGCCTTTGGTATGACCAGAGCCTGATCCCTGCTGAAACAAAGTTCCCTGACTTTCAGGCGGCGCAGAAGTTTTGGACGGTGGACGGAACTCGCAAGTGGTCAGCGGGGGATGATTGGTTTTACAGCATTGAGGAGAAGAAAAATGCCTGACATCAAACTCTACGACTACCAGAAGATTCCGCACCCGCGAGTTAAGGAGACGGTGAGCTACTTTGTGCCGGAGAAGAAGATTAGTCTGGGGCTAAGACCAACAGCACCGTGGCTAGATGGCAATATGTTCTGCTGTTACTACGACGAGAAGGACAAGTTGATCGGTGTTAGGTTTGTTTACGCAGATGGTACATACAAGGATTTGATTGAGATAGAGGAAAAAGCATCATGATGATTGCAAGAAAAGCTGAGCGGTTTGCAAATGCGTTACTGGAAATGCCGATGGGCGAGAACGACATAGAGATAGCCGGGGTGTTAAGGCACTTAGCCAAGGTCTATGAAGCCGCTTTTGATATGGCGTATGCAGACACGCACGAGCAAAGCAAGAAGGCTTACTTGGATATGCTTAACTTGATCAAGGGGCTGAAGTATGACGATTGATCCAAAAGACGAAAAGATCTTTTCCTATGTCACTGATAAGAAGGCGCCTGTAACTGTCAAGCAAGTTGTGAAGGCGCTTACCGTCAGCGAGACGCATGCAAAGAGGGCGCTGGATTTCTTTGGGTCAGTCGGGTTGGTAGAAGTAACCAAGCAGGGCAGCACTAAGTTTTACAAGGTGAAGGTTTGAGCCAGCCAAGCAAAGGTATGTTGGTTAAGTTGCAGCGGAAGTTGCAGGGTAGGTATTTGTTTAACGTAAAAGATGTTGCGCGGATACTGAGGCGAAGCATCCGTAGCGCAGAGCGGTACATCGCCATGCTAAAAGAACTTGATGTGATCGAGCTTAAATTCCGAGGCGAAGATCGTTATCACTATTACCGTGTCAGGAGAAACAAATGAAGTTAGATAAATTGGCGCAAGCCCTAAACAATGTGCGCGACAAGTTCAAAGTCGATAGCACTGACCTACTGATCCTTAACTCCGTGATTGAGATGAACAAGCAGGGTGACGTGCTGACCATGCAGTTCATAAAAAATTTCGATGGTGCGTCTGAAGCTACGACGCATGCACGGATGAAGAGGTTGGTGCAGTCCGGGTTGCTCTCACGTGTTGGGGATGATGAGAACCTACGTATCAAGAAGTTGAAGCCCACAAACAAAACGAGCGAACTTGTCAGATACCTAGCGGAGATTTGATATGACAATAGTTGTTCCAGAGGGCTACCCCAAAAAGCCAATTGTTATTCCAGCCGACTATACGGCAGTCGGTGCAACAGGTAAAGGCAACCTTGTCCCCGGCGCAGTAGTTTCTAAGACGGCGTATAAAACAGTGAAGGCAGCGTTTGACTACCCACCGTTTAAAGCGATGATGCTCGAAGTTTGGAAAGATCAAGTCATCACATTCCAAAAAAGTGACTACAAAGGAGATAAGCACAGCGCTAAAGATTTTGTTTCCGCTGTATTGGAGTACCCAAAAGTTTTATTTGAAACCGACTTTATGGATGTAGACACCAGAGAACATTTTAAAGGTGTGAAAATACTAAAGCTACCATTCCCCAAAATGGTAGTGGTTGTAGGAGAGGAAACTGTCGAGGGGGAAGGACTAACATTTTTTTACTCATTCGTTGTTTGTCAGGCTGGCGATTTCGTAAGAATGGTAGTCCCACTGATAGATAACAAAACAGCCCAAGCGTACATAATGGACGTGCCGCTTCTTTACGTGGAAACTCCCACAGGTGAGCCTAACCTCGGCATGGCACTTTCTCCTGAACAACGCTCATGGGTAACACAGAATCAATTAAATATACTTTCAGAGTATGTGGGCTATGTTATCTACATGATGACGATGAACCCTACTGCCGTACAAGCAAGCATATCAATACCGACTAAAGAAGAAATCGAGAAAAACAAAAAGCGAATTGGCAAAAACAAAAAGCCGTTAATTGAATTTAAACTGATTACAATAGATGGCAAGAAGCCAGACCCGATCAAGGCACCTCCTGCTGGTACGCATGCTTCACCAAAACAGCACTGGCGGCGTGGGCACTGGAGGAACTATGCGTCAGGTAAGTCCGTGTTTATCGACCCTATGCTGGTTGGTGACGAGAAGAACGGCAAGATCATAAAAGACTACGCAGTTGGTCTTTATGACGATGCCAAAAATAAACGAGTGCCACAAGGATTTCAATGATCATTACCGTAGACTTTGAAACGTACTACGACAAAGAGTTTTCCCTATCCAAGCTGACGACCGAAGAATACGTACGTGACGATAAGTTTGAAGTTATCGGTGTAGGTATCAAGGTTGACGACGAGGAAACGTCATGGTTCTCTGGAACTAAAGACGAACTCAGGAAGCATCTGCGTCAGTACGATTGGGCTAATTCATTTGTGTTGGCACACAACACGATGTTTGATGGAGCCATTCTGTCGTGGCACTTTGGCGTCACCCCCAAAGGCTGGTTCGATACTCTCTGTATGTCACGCGCACTGCACGGCGTGGATGCCGGGGGTAGCTTGAAGGCGTTGGTAGAACGCTATCAGATCGGTGCCAAAGGAGACGAGGTTATCAATGCGCTGGGTAAGCGCAGGGTGGATTTCACGGAAGAAGAGTTGGCGCGATACGGTGCGTACTGTCGCAACGACGTGGATTTGACGCACACCTTATTTAGTATTCTGATGAAGTCTTTTCCTAAGAAAGAACTTAAGGTTATCGATACAACCCTAAAGATGTTTGTAGAACCAGAGCTGGAGTTGGATACGGCTATGCTGGAGCAGCATCTTATAGACGTGAAGACCAAGAAAGAAAAGCTTCTGGCGGCAGCGGCATCGGACAAAGATACGTTGATGTCTAACGACAAGTTTGCAGAACTACTTATTAGTCTAGGGGTTGACCCGCCTCGCAAGATAAGTGCGCGGACAGGTAAGGAAGCGTGGGCGTTTGCCAAGACTGACGAAGACTTCAAGGCACTTGCACAGCATAGTGACCCGCGTGTACAGGCGCTGGTGGCTGCGCGGCTTGGTACAAAAACAACTTTGGAAGAGACTCGTACTCAACGATTTATTGATATTTCCAATCGCGGCAAGCTGCCCGTACCCATCAAGTACTACGCCGCACATACTGGGCGTTGGGGTGGAGATGACAAGATCAATCTTCAGAACCTGCCAAGCCGAGGACAGAACGCAGGTAAGTTGAAGTCATCGATCAAGCCGCCGGAAGGCCACGTCATTATTGACTCGGACTCATCGCAGATCGAAGCGCGGACAGTTGCGTGGCTGGCAGGGCAGGATGATTTGGTGGAGTTCTTCCAGAAGAACAACGAGGAGATTGCCGCCAAGGTGCCGAAAAAGGACATGGAGTATGACCCGTACAAGATCATGGCAGCGCAGATTTATGGTAAGCAAGTAGATCAAATCAGCGATGATGAGAGATTTGTTGGTAAGACTACGATTCTTGGTGCTGGCTACGGCATGGGTGCAGAGAAGTTCCAAGCGCAGCTAAAAATCTTTGGTGTGGACATACCGCTGGAGGAATGTAAGCGGATTATTGCGGTGTATCGCCAAACCTACGCCAAGATTCCAGCGTTGTGGCGGCAAGCGCATACATGTTTGGGTGCCATCATCAGTGGTTATGCAGCGCCGTTCGGTGCGGTGGATGCGGTTACGTTTGATCCGACTGAGCGAGGGTTCCTGCTACCTAGTGGGTTGTGGCAGCGGTACGATGGGCTTGAGCGTATATATGACCCCGAGGGCAAGGAGCAGTTCCAGTACAAGACCCGCAAGGGACTCGTGAAAATTTATGGTGGTAAGGTGGTTGAGAACATCTGCCAAGCTGTTGCTCGTTGTGTAATTGCAGAGCAGATGATCAAAATCGCCAAGCAGTACAAAGTGGTGCTCACCGTGCATGATGCTGTGGCGTGTATCGCTCCGTTGGAAGAGGCTCGTGATGCTAAAAAATACGTGGAAACTTGTATGCAGTGGCGTCCAGATTGGGCGGCTACTCTTCCGTTGAACTGTGAAGCTGGAGTTGGAGATAACTATGGCGCAGTCTAAAGTTGCTTGGTCTTACTCGTCGCTTGATATGTTCAAGCTTTGCCCGCACAAGTATTACCGGCTGAAGGTGAAGAAGGATATTGTCGAGCCGCCGCAGGAGCACCTGAGATTTGGTTTGGACGTACACAAAGCAGCTGAGGACTACATCAGGGACGGCACCCCCATCCCACCAAAGTACAGCACCTTGCTTGCTTCGTTGGAACGCATCCGAGCAATGGAAGGGGACAAGCTTTGCGAACAACGCCTTGGGCTGACTAGGGATCTACAACCCTGCAAGTTCGGTGCAAAAGATGTTTGGTGGAGAGGGATCGCTGACTTGATCGTGCTGCGGGGGGACAAAGCCTACGTGGTGGATTACAAAACAAGCAAGTCTGCCAAGTACGCCGACACCAAGCAGTTGGAGATTCTGTCGTTAGCTTTATTTAAACATTTCCCACAGCTAAAGAAGATCAAGGCAGGGTTGTTGTTCGTGGTGGCAAACGACTTTGTGACCACCGAGTACCAGAAGGACAGTGCTGGTATGTACTGGACGAAGTGGATAGAAGACGTTAACAGATTGGAAAAAGCCGTGGAGCTGGGGGTATGGAACCCGCGCCCGAACTTCACGTGTGGGCAGTGGTGCCCCGTCAAGGATTGTATTCATAATGGCAAAGGAGAATACCGATGAACGACCTAGTTATCCGGCTGTCAGACTCAGATGAGCCACCTTCTTTTATGGATGTTAGTTACACAAGTGATCAAGACAGTGGCAACAGCGCAAGGACAGTACTCAGTTTAGAGAACGTGGGTGGTGCCATCATAAATCTGTACATAAAGCAGCATTGGAAGGATAATCAATACGTCAAAGTCGAGGACGTAACGGCTGTGGATATTGAAATCCTTGGCGGGGTAGAACGTAGCGAGTTGCTACACGCCATGAAGCTAATACTTGAGGCCGAGAAGGTTGCAAGCATAATCCAGTGGGGGGCGCAAGATGCCTTATAAGAATAAGGAAGATCGCAACTACAAACGTGAGTACGCTAAGTATCAAGGAACCGAAGAGCAAAAGAACAATCGGGTTGAGCGTAACGCTGCACGTAGGAAGTTGTTGAAAGATGGCAAGGTCAGTAAAGGTGATGGCAGGGATGTAGCCCACCGCAAAGCCATCGATAAAGGGGGTTCCACAAAGGATGGAGTCCGTGTAGAATCAAAAACAGCAAACAGATCGTTTCGCCGTGATAGCCAAGGGAACCTAGTTTCCGAGAAGAGCAAGCGCGAAGCAAAGAAGTAAGTAGTTTACAAAGTAATTTTTTATAGGCTGCAAGTGGAAATCCCACTTTCGGCCTATCAGTGTCTGGAGATAGAGTGCAAATCATCGACAACAGGGCATTGCTGCTGCGCGTTAAAGAACCTAACCGCATCACAACCGTCATACCAAAAGCCAAGGTGCTAGATACCGGCGAAGTGCTGGTGAAGTGGGGGCTGGAAGAAGCTCAGGTACTAAAGAATCTGCGGATCAAGAACGTACCGTCCCCAATCAAAAACCAGTATGACTGGCCCGGACTGTATCGTCCGTTCGACCACCAGAAAGAAACCGCATCGTTCCTGACCTTGCACAAACGGGCGTTCTGTTTCAACGAGCAGGGTACTGGCAAGACATCGAGCGTTATTTGGGCAGCGGACTACCTGCTGAACGAAGGTGTCATCAAGCGGGTGTTGGTGCTATGCCCCCTGTCCATCATGCAGCCAGCGTGGGAGACGGACTTATTCCGGTTCGCCATGCACAGAACATGTGCTATCGCCCACAGCTACAACAAAGATAAACGAGTTGAAGCAATCAACAGTTCCGCAGAGTTTGTGATCATCAACTACGACGGGCTGGAGATCGTCAAGGAAGAAGTTGAGAAAGCCAACTTTGATTTGATTGTGGTGGATGAAGCCAACGCCTATAAAAATGTTCAGACAAAGCGTTGGAAGACACTGGCCGCACTGATCAAACCTACAAGCTGGGTATGGATGCTGACCGGAACCCCTGCATCACAGTCGCCCACCGATGCGTATGGCCTTGCAAAACTAATAAACCCAAGCGGGGTGCCTAAGTTCTACGGCGCGTTCCGCGACATGGTAATGCACCGCATTACACAGTTTAAGTGGATACCGAAGCCGCAATCAGAAAAGCTAGTCCACGATGTGTTGCAGCCAGCTATACGGTTCACCAAAGAAGAGTGCCTTGATTTACCCGACATGACATACGTAACCAGAGATGTTCCGCTGTCGGCGCAGCAAAAGAAATTCTACGAGCTGATCCGAAGAGACATGATGACGGTCGCCGCAGGAGAAGAGATCACGACGGTCAATGCAGCGGCAAATCTCAATAAGTTATTGCAACTGTCGTGCGGTGCGGTGTACGCCGATACTGGAGAGGTGGTGGCGTTTGATGCCAAGACTCGCTTGAACGCGCTGCTAGAGGTTATAGAAGAGGCAAGCCACAAGGTCATTGTGTTTGCGCCATTCAAACATGCCATCGAGATAATTGCCGAAGAGTTAAAGTCAAACGGGATTAGCACTGAGGTAATTCATGGCGGCATTAGCGCAACTAGACGCACAGAAATATTTGCCAACTTTCAAACGACAGATAGCCCACACGTGTTAGTCATTCAACCACAGGCTGCTGCGCACGGTGTAACACTTCATGCTGCAAACGTCGTTGTCTGGTGGGGTCCGATTACATCTATTGAAACTTACTTACAAGCTAATGCACGAGTGCACCGTGCTGGGCAACGCAACCCATGTACCGTTGTGCATCTGCAAGGCAGCCCTGTCGAGCATCGTATCTACAAGATGTTGTCAGAGAAAGTTGATATTCATTCACGACTCATCGATCTTTATAAAAATGTGGTTGAAGATACTTGACAATGTAAACTGTGGTGCTCATAATTAGTCAGCAGTTCATAAGAAGGAGAGTGCGATGTCAGAAACAGTTAATGCCGATAGGCTTGCAAAAGTCTATGTCAAAATCCGTGAGAAGCGTAAAGAACTTGCCAAGCAAGATCGTGAACTAGAAGAGCAGTTAGAGTTAGTCGCTCATCAGTTACTCGAAATTTGCAAGGAGCAAGGAGCTGCAACTATACGCACTCAGCACGGCACCATCTCTCGAAGGACTAATAAACGATTCTGGCCTACGGACTGGGACGCGTTCTATAAGTTCATCAAAGAGAAAGACGTTATGTCTTTGCTTTACCAACGCATCAACACAGCCAACATGCAGCAGTATCTTGAAGAAAACCCCGATGTGCATCCGCCGGGGCTGAACGCGGATGTGACACAAACCATTGTTATTGTTAAACGCTAGGAGAGTGCAATGAGTAACGAACTCGCGGTGCTAGATGAAGGACTTCCCTCATATCTAAAAAACGCAGAACTAGATTCAACCACGAAAGCCCTGATGGGCGGCGGTGGAGGTGGAGAGTCAAAGCGTATATCCATCAAGGGCGGTGTATGGCGCATGATGGTGAATGGTAAGGAAGTAGCGAAGAACGAAGAGCGTTCGATGAACGTCGTAATCGTCGCAGCGGCAGAGAAAGTATCAAGGACGTTTTATGCAAAGCAATACTCAGAAGGTGGCGAAGTTACTGCTCCCGACTGCTGGTCAGCGGATGGAGAAATGCCAGACGCAAAAGTCAAAGAACCACAGTCCAAGCGGTGCCTTGACTGCCCACAAAACATTAGAGGCTCGGGACAGGGTGAAAGCCGTGCTTGCCGTTACAGCCAACGCTTGGCTGTTGTACTAGCTAATGATGTCAAGGGCGATGTATTCCAGTTGACCCTACCTGCTGCATCTATCTTTGGTGCTGGCGAAGCTGGTAAGTGGCCTCTGCAAACTTACGCCAAGATGATTGGCAGCAAGGGTGTACCCATTACGGCGGTTGTCACCGAGATGCGCTTTGATACTAACAGCGCCACACCTAAACTGACATTCAAGCCAGTACGTGTTCTGGATTCTAACGAGCATGCGGCTGCAATTGATCAGGGTAAATCGGTTGCTGCAAAACGTGCCATCACCATGACCGTTGCTGAAACTGATGGTGTGAAGGTAGCAGAAGCCAACGCTCTGGAGTTTGAAACGGTTAAGCCAAAGAAAGAAGTTGCTGCCGTAGAAGTAGAAGAAGTCGAAGAACCCGTGAAGCGCACCGCGAAGAAGGAGGAAGCACCAGCGGAGAAGAAAGACTTGTCCAAAATCCTTGACGAGTGGGATGACTAATATGCCGACCGGATACTCACTACTTACCGTGGAAGAGATTCGGAGGGCTGACCAGAAACTGCTCGGCGTACAACTGGCACAGATTTGTTTACGAGACGACATTCCTGTTACAGATGTTGCCGACTTCTTTAAGGTCAGCCGAATGACCGTTTACAAGTGGTTCAAAGGTAAAGCGGTTGTCTCCGGCAAACACGTTGACCGCATGAATAAGCTAATTGAAAAGTTAGCTTAACAGTTGTAGGGGGGCTAGGTTAGCTACCGAAGAGGGCGTTACCGTCGCGCCCCTGCCCATCCTCTTTCGACGGTTCGTTAAGGACGGTTATGCTCTCTCGCAAAGAATTTTTTGCATTGGTGTTACCACCTCTTGAAGAAGGTGAGCACTACTGCAACTGGGGTAATAAAAAAGAGCTAGTCCAAGAGGACGGCGAGGACAAGTACAAAGACGTTGTTCGGCAGCGGTTTGCGAACAGTATCGACGTTCTCAGCAGCCAAGCGGACGATTTGCAAAACGGCGGGTTCAATTCTTTCTTTGCACTGGCTAAGTTCGGTGCGACCAAGAACGGGCGATACGCAACCAACGCGATTGCGCTCAAGTCGTTTTTCTTAGACCTTGATTGTGGTGCAGGTAAACCATACGCCACGTTAGATGATGGGTTGGCAGCGCTCAAGAACTTCTGCAAAGCTACTGGGCTACCAAAGCCGACGATTCTTAGGTCTGGGCGCGGTGCGCACGTATACTGGATTCTGGAAGAGCCTCTTACCAAAGAGGAGTGGAAGCCTTTTGCCGAGCAGCTCAAGAGCCTTTGCACTACACACAAGTTTGATATTGACTACGCCGTGCCAGCAGATGCGGCGCGAGTGTTGCGCGTTCCAGAAACCAACCACCTGAAAGACCCGACCAACCCGATACCGGTTGAGATTCTGTATCTGGCACCGCTGGTTCCGAACGAGCGCATAAAGGAACTGTTAGCGCCATCGGACGCCATACTAGAAACAGTCGCCAAAGAATTTGGCAAGCGACCACTTGATGCAACGACCCTAGCTTTGATCGGTGCGAGTCAGTCACGCTTCAAGACAATCCTGATCAAGTCGGTTGAGGGTAACGGCTGCGCACAGATTGCCAATATCTACGACAACCAAGCCACAATCGAAGAGCCGTTGTGGAGAGCCGGTCTATCTATTGCCCAGCAGTGCATAGATCGCGACAAAGCAATACATGTTATCAGCAAGGGGTATCCGGGGTACTCGTTTGAGAACACCGAGAAGAAAGCAAACGAGACGAAAGGCCCGTACACCTGCGAGACTTT